ACTAGTATTATCATAAATTACTAAAGGAACTTTAAGTTTAACATTAGTAATTTGACTTCTTAAAATACCTTGAATAGTTGTTTGAGTATATAAGTCATATTCTTTTTTTATAATAGTATCATTATAAGTTAGTACTTTATTACAATCTACAGAATCTAAAGGTACCCACATAGTATCATGTTTAGGTACATATTTAAAAATAAACTTATTTAAATATAATGTATCCTTATTAAAGACAGTATCTCTAGTATGTGTTACAACTGTATCAATTCTAGGTAATAATACTTTACTATCTCTATTTTTACCACAAGATCTACCAAGTAAAAATACTATAGCAATTCCTATTATTACAAATATAAGTAATGAATTTTCTAAAAATCTTTTATACATTTTTATCAATTTTAGATTCTGTAAAAAAGTTTGTTAAAAATTTACCCATTACTCCAAGTACAATAGCTGATCCAATTAATATTTTTAACTCATGTTCAGAATATACTTCTTTTAATTGATCAAAAGCAATTAAACCACCACCACCAAATAAAGCAGCAACAGCTAATAATGAATCTCCTATTTTTCGCATTTTAATACTAGTTGGTTTCCAGTAATTTTTAATTAATTTATTCATAATATTTCCATTTATACCCGTAGGCTGTTACACACTTAGAACCATCTTTTCTTATATGATTTTTACATACTTTTATTAAATTTCCTTTAGACCAATTATTAGTAGTACAACACTTGCAAATTGAATCCCATATCTTTATTTTGTTATTGTTTAAATCTAATTGTATTATTTTTTTATATTGAAAAGATTTTGGTTTTTTATTATCTCTTTTTTCTTTATTTTTAATTCTTAATAATTTAGCATCATTACTATTAAATTTACTATAATAACCAATTTTATTATCTAAATTTAATTTACTTATTTTATCTTTAGTTTCTTGAGAAAGAATTTTTCCTAAATGTTTTATTGATATTTTTTTCTTTATTTCAGAAGTCATTTCTATACCATCTCCACCTTCAGTCATATTTACTAATTTAAAACCTATCATTTTAAAATATCCAATATAAAAAATCTCTTCATTTTTCCAATTGTTTTTATTTATTATTTCTAACAATTCAATTTCTGGAGTTAATCCTTGTTTTTTTAAAGATTTAATCCAACTTACTCTTTTATTTATTTTTTTATCACACAAGTGTTGGGATAATCTTTTAGATAGTTCATTTATAGTTTTGCCCACATATCTAACTTCTTTGGTTACTGGATGAGATAATGTGTATATTTTAACCATATTTAAATATATTTTTCATATTATCTTCCTTGAGAGTTATACTTTTTTTTACATTCTTTCTTATTAGGGTGCTTCTTAGCTTTACCACTACCTTTTACTTTTTTAACTAAAGCAGTAATACTTGATTCTTTTTTTGCCATTTTATAAAGTTTTATCTATTATTTGAATTTCATATTCATCATACTTTTTTAACTCAGTCATTAACTTAGTTAAAGCCGGAGTACTTGTACCACCTTTAATACAGTTCAATCCTCTAGTACCTACTAAGATACAACCATGCGTATCTGCAGGAATATTACCTGTGTGAATAAGAACTCCTTCATATCCTTCAATACCTATTAATCTAGGTAATAATTTTTTAAATCTAGGAGAAATATTTATAATCATTTTATAAATACCTGAAGGTATAGCAGTTTCACCATAAACTTTTACTTCACCTTTATCAGATAAATCACCATCTCTGTTGATATCTCTACAAGTATCTTCTAAAGTATCACATATAAATATATCATTTACATATAATTTTCCAATAGTAGACTTACTTGTATAACTATCTCTATTTAATTTTAATATTGCTTTCATTATTCAACATAGTTTTCTAAATTAATAGCATTTGGCAAAATAGCCTTTGGTTGGTTAAATATTACTTCTTTTGATTGCTTTTGTTTATTTTCTAATTCAGATATTCTGTATTCCAATTTATCATTTGCATAATAAATCTTTTGTTTAATTAATGCTATATCAGTTTTAATATCAGAAGCCCAATTAAAAGCAGTTATTATAAATGTTGCTACTGTTAGAACTCCGATTACTTTAGGTATTGTAAAATTGTTTTTAGGTGCGGTCATAGGACGTTATAAGTTTAAATTTTGAAGTTTTAAAATTAATTCATTTACTGATTCTTTATTATTAAAATCAGTTACTACTATGTCAGTTGGTTCTACTACTAAGTCAGGTACTTCAGTACTAGATATTAACTCCATTACAAAGTCCCCATCTACTAAGATTGGATTACCTTCACTATCTAATTTCTTTGAGTATATTTCGTTGAATGCCATAATTGTTATTGTTGTTTAAGTAAAACGTAAGGAGCAAAACCAACCGAATCATAGTAAAATGTAATGGCTGGGAATGTTGCAGGAGGAGTGCCGTAAGTATAAGATGCCAATAAATAAAGTACATAATTGCTAGTACTTGAATTATAGTAAGTTTTTTCGCTAACTGAATAATAAGCTAAATTAATAGTTGCTGAACTAACCTGAACGCCAATATGATAAACCACATTTTCAGTCATAGTAAATGGAGTAATTGTCCCCTCTTTACGCCCAGCACTTGTACACGCTATATTCCCACTATCTACTAACAAAGTGTTTGGTAACCCATTTAAATCTGACCATATTGAAATTCTAACATTTCCGCCAGCAACTCCAACATTACAATAAACTGATAAGCTAGTTATAATACAAGTTTTTCTATTATCAATTCTTTGAGAACTTAAATAACTATTTAATCCAGCGGTTCCTGTAGTTGTACCATATCCTTTTTTAGCTGGCATATAAGAACCACTAAATACTAATTGATCTAAATATGATAGTACACCCTTAGTTGCTAACCCAGCATTAACAGCATCAACAGTAGGGTACTTAGTAGCTGTTCCATCAACTGCTAATGAGTCCTGTTTGTTTATTATTAACTCACTTAATGGAGTTGGTGATACAGTTAAAGGAATTGGAACTAAAGAACGTACTGGAATAGAGCCTCCAAATTGAAAATCATAAGTAGGGGCAGAACCTCCTACTATTCTACTTCCATAAAACTTTAATACAATTCTATCGGTTGCTAAAAATATACCATCATTCCATAATGCAGTTGCTGAAAATTGAGCATAAACACCATTAAAAACAGGAGGAGTATTTCCCGAAGTAGTGATTAAAGTTTCAACTCCACCGATAGTTCTTTTGTAAACTTCAAAATAAAATTCAGCATCTCCCGTTCCTGCCGTCCTTCTAATATTTCCAATTGTTGTTATATTTAAAACACCAGGATTACCAACTATTACATTTGACGAAGTTATTAAACTAGAAATAAATTGATTAGTAGTTGTGATTGAGCCTGTACTTACATCTACCGCAGTTGTATTATAGTCTATATCTGTAATGCTACTTACTAATTTAACGTAAGTAGGAACATCACTTGCTTTATTTGTAGCATATAAAATAAGATTAGAAGGTAAATCATTTAAAGAGATAAAAGGATTGCCATCGTCGCCGTCGTTAATTAATTCAGATGTTTTAGTTGGAATATCATTTACTGTTGCAATTTCAACTCCATTTTTTAAAACACTTGGAGCGTTTAATTCAATTAAATTATCATTATAAATAAGAGTTTTAGCATTAGATATATAAACTTCTCCACCATCACCTATTAAATCAATATTAGAATCTACAATATTTAAAGCTGATACAAAACCATCACTTTGAATTTGAATACCAGCAGTAGTATTACCCGATGCTAATACTTGTGCTAATGTTGGAACTCCATTACTTTGTAATACCCAAACCGCAGCACCAATACTGTTATCAGTACAAACATATACGTTTCCATTATCTAAACTCCAACGAGTACCAACTAAAAAACCTTTTGTTATGTCTTCAGTAATACTTGGAACGCTAGCAAAATTATATAAGGTATGTCTTATATGCGTACCATTACCGTCCATTACATATAAACTTCCTGACTCCCATTTTAGTTCATAACCAACCGCACATATTTGAGCAATACCTTTAGCACCACCGTAACCTGCATCAATAGTTCCTTCTCTTAATCTTGAAGTATTATCTAATAAAACACCAACGCCTGCATCAAATTGAATATCGTTTGTAGTTGTATTACCTAAGTCGGTTACATTTTGTAAAGTTTGTATTTCTGAACTAACACCCAAAAAAGATAAAGCACTTAATGTAGAAACACCGTCGCC